GTGTTAGGTGGACAAACTACTATTGGATCAGGCGGTACTGCTGGATCTCTCGCTTTAACGTCATTGAGTTCTGGAGTCCATACCTGTACCGCAGGTGGATCGGGTACATCTTGCATAGGATCAACTAAAGTCACTATTACGATTGACTAGACTTTGGCTGCTAGTTTTATTAGTATTACCAGTAAGAACCCTTGCTGTGCCAGTAGTACCTCAATTCCGATCTGGCTCAAGTCAGACTTCTAGCACTTCTGAATCAATCATAAATGAAACGATCACGAGCCATCAATATCGTACAGGCTACTCCTACTCAGCATCAGGACATAATATCAAATCTGAAACAGGATATATCAACCCTACTCCAACGACTACGAATGAACAAACAGTCGGGGGAGTAAACTTTCATTGGACTTCACCAAACTTAGAAGCTATACCTCGTTGGGGAATCGTAAACGATGGAGCAGCCTTCTCAATCCAAGAAACACTAATTACCCCAGGGCTAGATACAGTCACAACTATAACTCGTCAAATAAATACAAGCACAACCACAGAAACCTCAACTACGTTTGGACAATAGCTATAATCCTTTGCCCTGCAAGGGCTTTGGCTAATACAACAGTTGCTTCTCCAAGTTCAAATGCTCAAGGTGTTGTAAATAATAATGCAACGATGATAACTCCATCAGCTATGCCATCTTACAGAATGAGTCAAGGTATAGTTTGTGCTTCTCCTAGCCTTACAATTACACCCTATGTAACAGATGCTTGGTCATTTAACAGACCAATAGAACAGGTTACTAGGCAGAATATATATGACGAAGATACTGGAGAGATAAAGTATGTTCAAGAAACTCCTAGATTTGAAAAAGACAATTACAATTTAAATTATGGTATCTCTGCTCAATTTAATATTCCATTAGGAAAATCACCAGCACTTTGTCACGAAGCAACCGCAGTAAATATTGAAGCTCAAAAACTATTGATAAAGAAAACAAAAATGGAGATCAGTTTATATCGTTTAGAAATGTGTGCAAAGATGGCAAAAGATGGAGTGACTTTCAAGGCTAATACTCCTAGTGCTGTTACTTGTGAAGATATTGTTGTTAATATTCCACCAAATCAAGTTATCCCTCACACTCACAAGATAGATCAGTAGATAAGTCACGGGTATTAAACTCATCTACAGATAATTATTCTACATCTTTTTTCTTTTTTGTAAGCTTCTTTATAAGATTTTTTACTAGGGGTTTGACAATATTAAGCAGTAATGGAGTAGAGGCAGCAACAGTAGCAATAACAGCAGTGCTAACAAGCTGTGGAGGATTTGGTATATATCTTTCGATGAATTTAACGTCTTCATACAAAGTTATACATTCAGTCTTATCTTCG